CGCTTTGTTCATGGCAAACGTGTCCGGCTCCCATTTATCAAATCGACACTTACGACCTAGGATGGATCGAATCGATCCCGACGATGCTTTGTCGTTTAACCTTTTCATTACGCCGTTCATTAAGCCTTTAACGAAAGGTACTCGCTTATGGTATTGGCTAATTAACCCTTTTGCGTCATCCATAGAAATGTCTAACTGCTCGGATAGCTTACCCACCCCCATGCCATACATCATAGCGAGGTTAACCACCTTGGCTTGCTTCCTTGGAATGTTCGCCATTTCTGCAACCATCGTATGAAAGTCTGTGTTAGGATCATCGTTGTATGCTTCAACAAAATCTGACGCACCCTCCAATGGCAAATTACGACTCTGACCATAAACATGAGCATAGTGGACCAAGATCCGTGGTTCCTGTTGCGAGTAGTCAATTGCCGCCCATTGTTCTCCCTCTTCCGGCAAAAACAAAGAACGTATCAGGGGCCCAATCTCAGGGTCTCTTGCGGGAATTTGCTGAAGGTTGGGGCTGTTCATACTTAAACGACCGGACACGGTTCCGCCATCATCAGATCGAATTTGATTAATATGGCTATGAATTCTACCGTCAGCGTGACAGTGCTTTGTGATTGTGTTGAGGAAAGTGCCGGTTGTCTTATTCAGGTTCCGAGCCTCGACGATGAGTTGCGCGAGAGGGTGGCTGTTCTCTTGGAGGAAAAGCTTTGTGAAGCTAGGTGCGCCCTTTTCGGTCTTTGGATACTGGAGCCCGACTTTATCGAACGCTTTGACAAGGGATTGAGCCGCCCAGATTTCCACGTCACGCCCCGCAACCTTCTTAATCTCTTTCATGACTTGCCGTTCCCGCTTGACAAGACTGTTCCGAGTTCTCTCAACCCTGTCTTGATCAACCCTGACACCTCGCCAAGTCATCTCGATGAGACATGGAAGCAGATCAAGCTCAAGATTAGCAATAGGCCAGAGGTCTTCTTTGCCAAGCTGAACGCTGAAGTAATTCCAAAGTTCGAGAGCGAGTTCGGCATCAGCCTCACCGTAAGCACCGACGTGCATCGCGGGAAGTTTCCACATCTCAGCTTTAGGATCAACGCCGAAACTTCTAGCGGCCTCGACTAAACCTTTCTCTGATTTTGTCTTACCTAACAAGTCGTAGGACAAAGCGTTTAAACTGTAACTAAATCGATTCTCGTCCAATAACGAGGCAATCAACATGGTATCGATTATTCTTCCTTTAAGATCAAAGCCCATGCGCTTGATCCAACCCGCATCGTACTGAGCGTTATGCATGATTTTATCTGCGGGGCATTCAAATACTTTTTTTAGCCAACGATTAACGATCTTTTCATCTAAGTTGCCCCCGCCCAGATGCCGAATTGGAATGTAACCGGACCATCCATCTACCGCTACGGCATAGCCCACAACCTCTCCATTTCCTGTAGCCCAACCAGGTCCGCTAGTCTTAATATCGGGGTCTCTCGTTTCTACGTCGATAGCAATTTTTTTTGCGGATGTTATATCGGGCAACTCCATTGGAGGAATCCACTCGCTTTTCGGAGTGAACATAGCCATTTGTAAATTTCCTCCCGCCATATAAACCTCTCTTTACTTTCTGTCCTTTGGGGAAAATTCCCCGCCAAGCGCGGTGTAACCCGCCTTGTCGATCCAAGAATCTTCGTGGTCGATGGTGTTTAAAAGACGGGCCGTCTTGACCCAATCCATCATGAGCGCAACGTGAGATGCTGTAATCCTTCCGTGACTTTCAATTGCTGACTTTGCTATTACGTTCCATCCTTTAGCTATTTTATCGTGATTTTCGTAAGCGTTGCCATAATCTTTTGCGCGGTCTCCCTTAATCAAATGATCCGCTTGAGTTAACAAATCAGATCTGTCCATGATTCTTCCCCCATAACTGTTTTTCTTTTTCTCGAAGAAGTTGCAAACTATTAAAAAGCATTTTCATTTCTACTAATGCATTCATGGCATGTTTTTCAGCTTCATCGTATTGTTTATTGTTTACCGCTTCTGATATAAAACGAAATTCTTTTTCAGCTTTTAAATAAAACTCACTATAGTCTCGTGGCTGTTTATTGTTTTGCATCTTCTTCCTTTTCCTCGGTATAAATTTTTGGTAAATAAACTAAAACTAAAGTGCCACAATTTGGGCAACTCAAATTTGATTCTATGGAATAATTTTCATTTTCTTCATCAAGGTCGTGATCACCACCCCAAATTAATTCATGATTACAGTGCCAACAATTCATAAGTTATAACTCCTTCCGACATCGTCAGGATCAACGATGTACAAGTTTTGTTTTGCTCTGGTTACCCCGACATAAAATACTCGATGCATATCGTCAGGATTAATATGCATTTCACTTTCTGCGGAAGGGCTCAGGTCCGTGAGCAGTACAACGTTATCCGCCTCCCCTCCTTTTGATCCGTGGATCGTGGACGCTGTTATCCGAGGCGTGGCATTAAACTTCTCGCCCCGTCTTAGCAACGCCGTGATGTAGGCTCGTTCGGTCTCCGGTATTTTATCCATTGCTTCAGACCATATCATTTCTTTAGTTGCCAGTAACCCATGATTGTTTATCAGACCTTGAAGCGTAACAAACTCAGCCTCATCTAGGGCCGGTAACTTTTTAAATCCGCGTTGAACGTGTTTACCGGAAGACATATAACTGTAAATCTTTTTAGCGACGGCTCCTGATACTTCTTTACCTTTGCGAAGATGCTCCCAACCATTTACAGCTTCGGATAATTTCTCTCCAATCGAGCGGTGTCCCTTGTAATTAAACAGGTAACCGTTTGATTTTAAATTAGAAGCTACCGCTTGAAGATGGTATCCGGCTTGAGACAAGATTAACCAGTTGCCCGTCGAAAAGTCTAAAGAGTCCATAGTGTTTATTCTTTGAACTGTACCCAACTCCGTTCGAGGTAGATAAGTTTTTGGGAAACGTCGATGTATTCTTTTCGCTACGTTTTCTGCGACGGTATGAACCGAGCTAGGTATTCTATAAGATTGTTCTAAGGTTTCTGAGCCACCCTCCAAGTTAATAAAGTGATCCACATTCGCACCCGCCCACCTAAAAATGCATTGGTCATCGTCCCCCGCGCAATACATTCTCTCGGAGTTTTTATCCAAGATATGTGCGATGTCCCATTGCAAAGCAGACAGGTCTTGAGCTTCATCCAAAAAAGTAAGTTTTAACTTAGGGCAACACTTGTCGCTTTCCTTTATGAACATCTCAAGCATATCGGTAAAGTCGTACAGCCCCATATTTCTTTTGTAATCAACCAAGGCTCTGTTAATGTAGTCGATGGTGTTCCAAGGAATATCGATAGAACTGTTGTTGTACTCATCCCTAAGATCTGTTTTTTTAAGACGCGCTAAATTAATCAAGCCTAACACGGGATCTTTCCTACTTGCCGCAGTAGGTAAGTCCTCTCCTACAGCCGTGTTCCGTGAGCCGTTAAGCGTCATCCCTACCGACTGACTCAACTCCTTATAATGTTGCTCACTCATGATGTTTTCAAACCGGATAGAGGTCTGCATCAAAGCAAGACTATGCAATGTTCGGAAGTAAATTAAGTCTTCTTTAGGATCGAGGTTAAATCTTTCGACAGCCCGTTCCTTAGCTTCGTTTGCGGCTTTTCGTGTAAAGGATAAGAAGGCTATTTCATTTGGATGTATTCCGTTTTCAAGTGCTTCATCTACCTTGTTTAGTAACGTTGTTGTCTTCCCCGTTCCCGGAGGTCCGAATATCCTGAACATCTGAAATCCTTTTTTTATGCTTGTTTACAACTTGTCGAACACGCTCTTTTGTCAGGCCAAATTTATTACCGATGGCGGTTAAGGTTCGATGTTCTTTGACGTACATGTCGTACATGGTCTTGTTTCTTTTATCTAAGTCACTCAAAACGGAGACTCCTTTGGTTTAAATGATGGGATATTAATCTGTACATCGGAGCTATCAAAGCTAGGTATTTTCCAAACCCGAACGGCTTTTCCTTTAATCTTCATGACCGTGTTCTCACCTTGAATGTCTCTCAAGTGCTTTCCTATTTTGTTACGCCTGAACTCAAAGAATTTGTTTTTCTTTAAATAGTCTTCAAAGTCTTTAAGCCTAAAAAAGGTGAGCGAGTTCTCTTCGTCAGACCAAGGGCGGCGAAGTAGTATCTCTTCCTTGTCCTGAGCCTGTTGCATACTGGTGCAAAACTCTTCCAAGTAATCGTAAAACTGTCCTGACGAGGTAACGTCTTGTGACACTTCAATGATCGCTCCATCATTTTCTTTCATCTCTGTTAACAGTCCACCGACACGACCTTCCCAGTTTTGTCGTTTCATGGATCGGGGCATAAAGTTAAGTTGCTCAAGGCAAGCCTTCTGAAACGAGGCTTGGCTCATCAGTCCATCCGTGTCTAGCTCTAACGGTTCGCCGTTGACATCCATGAACCAGATCGGTGGCGTTGAATTATACTTTCGTAAGTTGGCGATGGTGGCTCCCGCCACTGCTGCACCCACACCAAACTTCCTTGTTCGGCACAAATCTTTGTTACAATGAGCATTGATAGGAGCATCACTACATTTATACGCATAATCTTTTCTTAACAGTTGTTTTGCTACGACGTTGACTTCCGCCAACGGAAGAGACGGCTCAAAGTACTCTTGATTATACTTTAGTATCTCACTCTCCCAACTGTCAGGGTGAGCTTTGCGTAGGTAAACCCCCATGTTAAACAGACCGTTGTTCCTACCACCTTCGGATATTTTTTGACGACTTAATATTTGTAAGCACGGTGGTCCGTCGGCCAAGAGGTTTGTTTCTTTGGCTTCGGGTACCTGTAGATTTCGTATTTCTTCTGGTGTCTTTACGTGAGTTTCGTACAGCTTAATAAATTCTTTAAGCGTAGCGGAGGTAGCATCATCCAGAAAAGCGTAGCGTAGACCTTCTTCGCTGTTGTAATAAGGTAAATTTAAAAAATTACCAACGTCCCCACGATCTAAATGTAATTTGATTTGTTTGGGAAAAATCTCGCTCTCACCGAAGCCCAAAGCAGAAGACATATTTTTAAGGGCTTTTTGCATGTCCTTAGCTGAGACCCATTCATTGCTAAATAAAAAGCAATGCGCCCCTCCCGACTTAGATCGGCAGATGACAAGAGGGAGTTTGAGACTGCGTATTTTCTTAATAAGCTCCGCATGATCAAGCGGGTACTGGTCGATATCAATGCAACCCCATTTACAACTATCGTTTTCATTAATGGGTATTATACCCAGACCTCTACCGTTACCGGCAAGATGTTCTTTAAATAATTCTAGCGTAGGCTCTTCCCGAACAACACCCGCCGTTCCTGACTGCTTTCCATTAGCGCCTTGTTTTTCTATCTTGAAGTAACCGTAGGCTACACGTAGTCCTTCAAAAATACTGGCAAACTTCTCGACTGACATATTATCTCCCACGAGTGGTGGGCGGGTTTCCCCGCCCCAGAATGATTAAAACGGTATTGTTTCTCCGTCAACCTCATCCTCACCATCGCTGTGCTTAACAACTACGTCACCGGCCAATATGTCTTCTGAAAACTTCTTGGCTTGAGTATACAAAGCCGCGTCCTCAATTTGAGACAACAAAGACATCTCCCAACCGTGCCAAGAACCCTTGGAGTTCTCCTCCTGAATAGTCTTTAGAAGGTAAATGTGGCTGTAGCGCGGTGGAGTAAACGTGCCAAACTCACCTTGCATGACCCGACTCGCCATAATTGAATTCCATTTTCTGGATTTCTTTAGCTGAGTAGATTTCATTGCAATTAAAGCGGTCTCAATGCTATCGTCCTCGTTCAAGATCAACACAAAATGTTGGTGTGTTTCTTCGATGTACTCGCCACTGCCTCCGACAACATAATCTTTGTTATCGTCTGCTGAACGCTCAGTCTTAGGTCGTGTCTCTTGCGGTGTGTAAATCGCACTGGGTGCGCCACTCCCAGAACCTCGCGGAGCCCATTGAATAAAGCGCCGTTGGTAAGCGCAAGGTATGACTCGGATACCTGTTTTACCCTTGTACACTTTGCCCGTGACAGTATTATAGATGTCACCTTTTCGGGCCTCTTCGTTTTCGTCTAGAACGGGATCATTGCCAGACAAGACTTTGACAAACGGTAATGCTAAGTCTTCTTGACCGATGTTCTCTAACCCTTTTCCCGCGTCTTGCTCAAAGATGGACGGATCGAATACGGTAAGACCTTGCTCTTTCTTCTTTGCTACTGCATTTTTTGTTGCCATTGTTATTCCCCTTTATTTTTTACGTTTAATAGTTGCACGTTGTCCTACCCATGCTCCAAACAACTCCATTGGAAACTCTTCACCTGCTTCCACACGTTCTTTAATAAAAGCTCGAAGCGTTTGTGGATGAACTTCCGTTTTAGTGTGAGCGTCATAGCCGTGTTTCAAAGCGAACTCTGAAAAGGACTTTGCTATATCATCCTCGCCCTTGCCAAAATTACACGCGACCGTATTTTTAATGATGTCATCGTAGTCATTCTCCCGAAGCCAATCATAAGCGGCGGGTCGGTTAACGACCTTGATCGACGCACCATACGTTTGCTTTACCTCGACGGTTGAGCCATCATCTAGTTCTAACTTATTAAGACCTAGCTCTATGAACATACCCGGCAAATCTTCATCCGTAAGTTTAAGTAAAGACTTCTTTTCTGCGGACAACTTCTCTTCGAGCTCAGAAATTAATTGTTCTTTGTCCCGAATATTTTTTGCTACCTTTGCTACAGATTCCAAACCACCTTGGTTCAGATTCTCTACCCTGTTTTTGCTCGGGCTGAGGTCCTCTTCCATCAATTTAGTCAAGTCCATCGTTTCTCCTTTCGTTGTTAAAGACCATATCGGGCCTTGACAAAGACGTATATTATACTATATCTTAGAGATGTCAACACCAAAAAGGAAAAAGATGAAGAACTACGAATTCGAAACTAAACCCTTTGATCACCAAGAAAACGTGATCCGTGATTCGTGGGACGCGAAGCACTATGCTTTATTCATGGAGATGGGTACCGGAAAGACCAAAGTGGCTATCGATACGATGGCTATATTATACGAAGAAAAAAAACTCAACGCAGTGTTAGTTATCGCACCTAAAGGAGTCTTTGATAATTGGGTCCGAAAAGAAATCCCCGTGCATCTGCCTGAAAGAATACCGCGAAACATTGTTCGTTGGCAACCTAATATTACACAGAAGTTTCATGACGAGTTAGAACCTTTTGTGCTTGACCCGTTTGACGGCATGAAAATATTTGTGATGAATGTAGAAGCATTCAGTACAAGCAAAGGCGTTAAGATCTCTAAAGTTTTTTTGAGAAAGAATCCTGACAATATGGTAATCGTCGATGAGAGCACAACAATTAAGAATCGAAAAGCGGCCAGAACAAAAAATATTATTAAGTTGCAAGACTTTAGCAAGTACAGACGAATACTAACCGGATCGCCCGTTACCAAAAGTCCTATGGATTTATTCAGTCAGTGCGAGTTCTTGAACCCTAAGTGCTTGGGATTTAACAGCTACTACGCTTTTCAAGGCCGTTACGCTAACGTACAACAACGTGCTATGGGTCATCGTAGTTTTAACCAGATCGTTGGGTACCGTAAGCTAGACGAGCTTAACGGCAAGCTGGATAAGTTTAGTAATCGGATACTAAAAGAAGATTGTCTCGATTAACCGGACATAGTGAATATGCGACGCGATGTGCCGTTGACCGCTGTGTAAGTTCGGTTGTACAAGCAGATGAAGAAGTTAGCCTTGGCCAAACTAGAAGATGGCGAGTTAGCTACAACGGCTAGTGTACTGACGCAGATCATGCGTCTTCAACAGATATGCTGTGGCTTTTTGCAACCAGACGAGGGTGAAATACAGCCGTTAGACAACAATAGAATAGACGAGTTGTTAAACATTATTGAAGAGACTCAAGGCAAAGCTATCATATGGGCTTCGTACACGCATGATATTAAAAAGATCCGTGATACGTTGTCCGAAAAATATGGTGAAGAATCAGTGGCTTGCTACTATGGAGAGACACCACAGGACGAACGGCAGACTATTGTCGAAGAGTTTCAGGACGAGAGTACTCCGTTACGGTTCTTTGTCGGTCAGCCTAGGACAGGAGGCTACGGCATTACTTTGACTGCGGCTAACACGGTTATCTATTACAGCAACAGCTACGATTTGGAGATCCGATTGCAGTCTGAGGATCGAGCGCATCGTATTGGTCAGACAAACAAGGTGACGTACATTGATTTGGTGTCACCCGATACTATCGACGAAAAGATATTAATTGCGCTTAAAAGCAAAATTGATATCGCAGGGCAAGTTTTGGGCGAACAAGCCCGTAATTGGTTACTTTAAGGAGACGTTATGAAAGACAATAGCAATTGGAATTTACGTTTTACCCGATCATCAAAAGACGTTTATGGTCGTAATTTAAACTCGGGAGACTTTAAAGAAGAAAAAAGTCCTATGTTTTATGTAGGTATTTTAATCTTTGTGGCAGGCGTTTTAGGGGTTATTTTCCTTTAAACAAACGTGCGATACGTTTGGTTAGATCATCTATGTTTTTGAATTTAATTTGTTTAGACAACATTATTTCAAGAGCGCTTTTTTGATCAGGATTTCCTTCGCGGTAATTACCAGAAATAGATAATCCTTCTGGAGTACTGTAATAGGCATAGTATTGTTCCGGCGTTAATCTTTCGCCATAATTTATTTTGGCGGGAGCACCAAACGCCTGTATTTCTTTAGGGAGTTCAACTTCTCCTGAAAGATATCGACCAGAAGCTCCGGCACCAAACTGGTATTCGCTTGGCGTAGTTACATTAAAACCTAAATTGCCGCGACCTTCTTTGTATTTTTCTCTTATAGCTACACGTTGGCCGTCTATGTATTCAGGTATTTCCCTAGAGCCAGAGCCGTATTCAATAAAAATGTCGGGGTCTACTTTGTAAACTTTTTCTTGTAAAGAACCAATCCCCTCGCCTACCGCGCCGCCGTCTTCGAAACCAAGCGAACCAATGCCGTAGTAACTAGAAAAACTTTCAGGGTTCTGAATGATATTCAAAGCATTCTGCCGTGCCGTCTGTAACTGTTGTGCGCGGGCCGCGGACTCTGTGCCAAAGGTATCGATTTCTTTTTGCGTGATCCCCGGATCAGTAGGTTCTTTCTGACTAAAAGTGCCTTTACCGCTTTCATTATGATCTTCAACCGCTTTGTTATAAGCGTCAACTTGAGCTTTATAATCAGCTATTCTTTTATCGTAATCTAATAGTTGAGTCTTATCCGCTGAGGTTAATGTAGTGGGCACCAGTATCTGGTTAGGATTGTATAACCCACTTGACCCCGACCCAAAATTAAAACGAGGTATCGCCATTAAGCCGTACCGCGCATTCTAATAAGATCGGATATAGAATCATTAGGGTAAGCCGCCGCATAACGTTGTTGTGATGCGGCATTAGCCTGAGTACTCCCCGCCGGTAATAAACTAGCTACCCCTGAACTGTCCGCGGTCGTTTGTGCCGGTGGCTGTTGAGCCACGGGCAGTTGTGCGACTACAAATGGACGCGGTCCAGGGGCGCTTGCACCGCCGGTGGGAGCGACAGGTGATCTTTCGAGAGAGGCTTGAGGTTGTGATTCGCGGACATTCTGTTCCGTATTAGGTTGACGAGGCTCTATTTCCTCGTCACTTATTACTTGTGGAACAACACGTCTAGGTGTTTGCCCCACGCTTTCTATAAAGCCAAGTTTTTCAAGCATAAACCCAATTGCTTTAGTTATTCTAAGTTTTTCTTTTTGTGTTCTTGGCTTACTCAAAAGATCAGCTAAAAGCTCGGGCTGTTCCATAAGTTCCGACATTACGTCCATCTTCATGCTTTCAGGCACTTTTTCAAAAATATTACGCATCATTTTAGAACCGGCCTGCGCCGCAATCAGAGTACCAGAACCGCCGCCACCGGGAAGTAATCCTTGCATTCGACTACCCAACGCAGAACCCGTAATGCGAAGATAAAAATCAAGCATTGGACCGGCATCCTTTGCGACATCTCCCAGGGTTCCTTGTGAGTCCATAACCTCAAGACGAACCATTTCTGTAAGATATCTTTTCATATTATTAGC